GGTAGGGCTGAGTATGTATCTATTACCTCAACAGGTGCGGGTAATGTTTCTGGAAATATTGCTGTTGCAGGTACGTTTTCTAATTCTGGCGTGACGTATGCTCAGTACAAGAATCAATATGCCATCATAGGTGACCCCAATAATGGGTTGTTTGCTTGGGATGGAACTACTAATAATCCTATAGGTTCTGTAGGTTCTATAGGTATTACCAATCCAGGTGCAGGTTATACAGAAGCACCCAATGTAGTTATTGATGCTGCTCCATCAGGGGGTGTCAATGCCACGGCTGTAGCAACGGTAACTACAGGTGCGGGAGGTGTAGCATCTGTCAATGTTACGGGTGGTGGTAGTGGATACACAGCTTTGCCAACTATTTCTTTTAGTGCTCCGACTACGGCTGGAGGCATAACGGCTCAAGCGGTTGCAAGCATAACGGGAGGTATAGTGACTTCTGTGACTGTCACTAACCCAGGCTCAGGTTATTTAACTCCTCCTAGTGTCACATTTTCTAGCGGTGCTGCTTCTGCTAATGCCGTATTGACCACAGGCCAAGTCAACAGCATCACTCTCACAAATGCGGGTGCAGGGTATACCTCACCCCCTAGCGTCATCATTACAGGTGGTGGAGCAACTACAAATAATGCTAATGCCGTCTCATCTTTAATTACGTTTGCCACAGGAACAGTCTCTATTTTAGTGACGAGTGGTGGAGCAGGATACACTTCTGCACCTACTGTCGTTATTGGTAATGGCTCTGGGTGGACAACTCAAGCAGCAGGTACAGCTATATTGTCAGGTGGTTCTGTCTCTCAAGTGATTATGACCAACTCTGGCAAGGGCTACACCAACAGTTCAAATGTTGTGGTTTCGTTTACAGGAAGTGCAACCACCCCTGCAACTGCTATAGCTATTTTAAATAATCAACCTATTGTGGATGTCGCCACATTCTCAGGTAGGACTTGGGTGGCAGCAGGGCGTACAGTCTATTATTCATCTTCTGTAAGCCCGTTTGACTTTACGTCAGTAAGTGCTGGCTCACTCACATTAACTGATGAAACCTTGCACGGCAACATCACGGCTATGTATTCAGCCAACAACTTTCTGTACATTTTTGGTGATGACTCTATCAACGTCTTTTCAGATGTCAGGGTAACCTCTACAGGGGCTACTCTGTTCACCAACACCAACGTGTCAGCGTCTGTGGGTACTAAGCGTACTTATGCCATATTCCCGTATTTCCGTAGTTTGCTCTTTATGAACGACTACGGTATCTACGCCTTGGTGGGTAGTACAACCAGTAAGATTAGTGACCCTTTAGACGGTATTTTCCCCTATATTGACTTCTCACAACCTGTGACTGGGGGGCAAGTGCTCCTCAATAACATCCTGTGCGCTGCCTTTAACTTCTATGTAAACTCGTCTTTTCCACTAGGACCAGCACCCAGTAGGTTTATCCAGGCTGTATTCTTTGAAAAGAAGTGGTTTATAACCTCTCAGGGCAATGGCATTAACTATGTCACTTCTGTGCCTGTAGGTGGGGTTGTTAACCTCTATGGCGTGGCTACAACCACTGTTTACAGGCTTTATAACAACGCTACAGCCAATGTAGCGTCTTATATACAGACTTCTCTAGACCCTATGGGGGATAGCATTAGAACAAAACAAGCCTTAAAATTTGGTATTGAGGCAACAGTTGCAAATGCAGCCACTTTTGTAGTGACTGTGGATTCTGAAAGTGGTTCTAGTCCCCCTTACACATTGTCAAACAGTGTGATTTGGGTAAACAGGTCAGGAGCTACGATTCCTTGGATTAACAACAGCAGTGTTGTCATTGACTGGACTACTCAGAGTGGGTACTTCTTGTACAAGACAGATGCACAGCAGTACGGCAAGTATTTGGGGTTAACGCAAACTAGCAACAGTGCTGGGTTTGTTGTTAACACCTACGAGTTTGAACATGAATTAAGAGTGAGGTTCTAAATGACAGTTCCGTATACCTTTGGCAATGCCACAACGTCTATTCCGCTATCCAATCTGGATGCTGACTTTGCCACACCTATTACTTTGGGAAACACCAATGTTTATCTGGGCAATACCACTACTAACATTAATAATCTATCTCTTGGCAATGTCTCCATTACCTCTGTAGGCAGTACATTCCCTAACAGTTACCTCTCCAACAGCTCAGCAACGCTAGGTAACGCAGTAGTCACCCTAGGCGGTACAACCACCTCTGTGGGCAATCTAACGCTCACCAACGTCACAATCTCTAGTGTTGCGTCTACATTACCTAACTCTTATTTGGCTAATTCAAGCGTCACTATTAACGGTACTTCTGTGGCTTTGGGTGGCAGTGCAACTATTACTGCCAATGCTGCAGCCACTTTGACCATCTCTACGGGATTGTCTGGTACGTCTTACAACGGTGGTACGGCTGTCACTATTGCTATTGATAGCACTGTGGCTACGCTTACAGGTGTGCAAACACTTACAAACAAGACTATCAATGGTAGCAACAACACGTTAAGCAACATACCCAATAGTGCGCTGACCAACAACACAGTCACGGTCAACGGCACAAGCATTGCTTTAGGTGCGTCAGGTACGGTGACGGCTGCAGCAGGTACGCTCACGGGTACGACTCTCAACTCGACTGTGGTCACATCTAGTTTGACTTCTGTAGGTACAATTACCACAGGTGTCTGGAATGGTACGGCTATTGGGAATACTTATCTAGCCAATTCAACTATTTCAGGTGTTTCTTTAGGTTCTAACTTAGCCAACTTGACAGCAGGAACTAACATTAGTTTTAGTTCAGGAACTACTTATAACGGGTCTTCTGCAATTACTATTAATGCTACTGCTTCACCACAAGTCTACCCTGGTGCAGGAATTGCCAACTCTACAGGCACTGCTTGGGGCACATCCTATTCAACCACAGGTTCAGGCACGGTTGTGGCTTTGGCCACATCACCCACATTTGTAACCCCAATATTGGGAACGCCCACAAGTGGCACGTTAACCAACACAACGGGATTTCCTGCTGCCAATCTAGCGGGCACGGCATTACCATCTGCTATTGTTACAAGTAGCTTAACTGCCGTTGGAACAATCGCCACGGGCGTGTGGAATGGTTCGATTATCACGGGAACATACGGTGGCACAGGTGTTAACAATGGGTCTAACACCATTACCATTGCAGGAAACTTAACCCATGCGGGTGCGTTTACTCAATCATTTACAGCAACGGCTAACACGGCAGTTACCTTGCCTGCTGGTGCAACAGCATCAAGCAACAATCTTTTAAGCTCTGCTACTGCGGTAGGCATTGTTACAGGAACACCATCTAGCACAACGTATTTGCGTGGTGATGGAACTTGGGCTACTGTTAGTGCAAGTGGTTCATCTATTTCCAACGGCACATCCAACGTCACAGTTAATAGTTCAGGTGGCACAGTCACGATTGCTACTGCGGGTACAACTGCATTAACTGTTGATACAAACCAAAACGTGGGGATTGGAGTTACTCCTAGTGCTTGGAAATCAAACTACAAAGTATCCCAAGTTGGAAATGCTGCTTCTATTGTGGGTAGAACTGACATCAACAATAGCTACTTTTCTAGTAATTGGTATGTAAATTCAAGCAACCAAGACATTTACCCAAATACTGGATTTGCAACTCTTTACTCGCAAGGCTCAGGAACTCACACTTGGTACACAGCCGCATCAGGCACAGCAGGTAACGCTATTACCTTTACGCAGGTAATGACACTGGATGCTAGTGGTAACTTGGGTGTTGGTACTACAAGTCCTGCTGCTTTGCTTGACGTGTGGGGTTCTGGTAAGTCAATCCTTGTTGGTGGAACTGCCAGCAATAATATCACTGCACAGCTTTCAACTGCTTTGTATTTGTCTGGTGCATATGATGCTTCAAACAAACGCTCATACAGAATGTATGTCGATGGAAATGGTGCATTGAACTTTGATGCAACAGGTTCATATGCCTATGCAAATCTTCCTTCATCTGGAACATATGCTAACAAAATGACGCTTGACACCAGCGGTAACTTGCTCATCGGTTATACAAGTTCTAATGGTGCTTATAAATTACAAGTTAACAGTCAAATATTTGCTACATCAGCAATTATTGCAACATCAGACGCAAGATATAAAACCAATGTAACACCCATATCAAATGGTCTTTCATTAGTTAATAAATTAAATCCAGTATCTTTTGATTGGAAAGAACATAGCGTTCACAATTTTGATACCAAAAACACCAATGTTGGTTTCTTGGCTCAAGACGTTCAAGAAGTATTAAAAAATGAAATTTATTTAAATAGTGTTATTCGTAAGAATGAAACTGAATTGCCTGATGGCACTAAAGAAGAATTTTTAGGATTGTCTGACAGTAGTTTAATTCCTATTCTTGTAAAAGCAATCCAAGAACTCACAACCCGTTTAACTGTATTGGAGAATAAATAACATGACCAGACAAGAAGTTATTGAACTTGCTAAACAAGCGGGTCTTGCTCACTTTTACGACAGCGAAGGTCATTGCACAGGCGTTACAAACGCAGTGCTAATTGATGCCGACAAAGAGCGCAATGATGATCGACTTGTTGAAATGCTTATGCCTTTTGCCAAACTGGTAGAAGAACGCACCTTGACACTTGCAACCATTTAAAAGGAAATCACCATGACCATCGCATACAACTGGGTAATCACCCAAACTGACTACGAAACCGCCAATGGTTTCATCACCACAGCCCATTGGACAGCATCAGCAGTAGACGGGGCTTACACAGCCTCTATCTATTCAACAAGTTCATGGGCTTCTGGTACGCCAACAATCCCCTATGCGTCTGTCACTATGGCTGAAGTATTAGATTGGGTGTGGGCTAATGGTGTTGACAAGCAAGCCACAGAAGATGCACTAGCATCTAACATTGCTTTGCAGAAGAATCCTGTGAGTGCTACTGGTGTGCCTTGGACAGTCTAATGGAAACACAACAAATCTTTAATGTCATTTTAGGTTTAGTAGCGTTCTTTGGTGGATGGGTGCTCAACAACATTACCAAGGCTATAGAACGTC